AGAGCAAGAAATTAGAAGCTGAAGCGACACAACCAGAGCAACCATTATTTGAAGGGTTAAAGAGACTTGGCACAGTTGGTACTTAATCACATCGCTAAAATCGATAAACTGCAAGATGAAGTGATTCAAAACGCTGATAGCATATTGCCATCGATTGATATGGATGACCTATTGAAGAATCCAAAAGGATATTTATTAAGTCTCGGTCTATCGTTCTTGAATGAACACATTGAGGAGATTGAAAAGGGAGCGAAGCAAGGTGAGAAGTTTGCGAAAGAAGTGTTAAAGAAAAGTGGCTAATCAAGCAATCACAGTTACAAAGAATTTCGATCTAAATAAGATTTCATTGGATTTAACAAAGGAATTAAATCAGGCTGGTCAGATAATTAAAGAAGATCATTTCCAAAGATTAGATAGAGGTCAGGGCGTTGATGGCCCAATGATACCATCACAGAAAAAGAGTGGCAAAACTTTAGTTGATACCGGGAAAATGAGAAAGCTCGTAATTGAGAAAGCAACCAAGATGAATCAAGAAGTGGAAATACACCCTGGAAGAAAACAAACATATCCCGGCACAGATGTTACTATGTCTGATGTAGGTGGATTTCATCAATCTGGGGCTGGGAATCTTCCTGTTCGTGAATGGTTTGGTATCACAAAGAAATCAGAACAAAGAATTGTGAAGATGATGGAACTCGAAATAGAGAGAGAAATTAAACGTGCCTGATCTACAGATAACAATGGCTAATCATATATCTTCATCAGCGGCACAATCTGCTTTGTCTATTCAGGAATTGGTTACAACAATGAAAACTGCTGGTATGGCTGATTCTGCAATACGTCAAACACTATTGAATGACTTGAATACTGGTGGCCCGTTGTTCGGTTCATTCAGGAATAAACTTAAGAATACTGTGAAGAATGGCGTGGAATCTTCTTCTAATGTAAGTGCAAATGGGAAGTTCACTAAGGCTGGAGTGAAACAGTTCCAATGGGTATCGGTTGGTGATGGTAAGGTTTGCCCTGATTGTGAAGAAAGACATGGCGAAACTGGAACAATGGAATACTTTGAGACTATTGGATTACCAGCATCCGGTTTTAGTGTATGTACGACAAATTGCAGATGCCAATTACTGCCTGAAAATTATAAAGGTGAAAATCTTGATAAGCCGTTGGTGAAAGGGGAGAAACCAATTATATCACGACCTATTGGAAAAGCAAAAACAATAAAAGAAGCGAATGAGGCGGGGTTGGGTTTAATTGATGACATCGCAATTAAATACGACAGGGATGCTAAATCTATAAACTTTAAAGGGATTCCAGTTTCATTTGCTAATGCAATTAGTGAATCATTGGAAAAAATGGTTAAGGAAACTGGTGTTAAAATTAATGAAATAAAGGTTATAGGCAATGGTGCGTTACAAATCAACCCAACAACAACAACGTTTTTTAAAAATGGCGTTCCAATAGCAACCGAACAGATATTAGAATTGCAAATTGGCAAGAGGTGGATTAAGGAGTTAGGTCATATTAATATGTTAGAATTTTCTACAAAAATGATTGATGATTTTTTTGCTAACAGCCTTGATGATTTAATAAGGCATGAATACGGTCATGTCTTAACAAGTAAAAAAATGCTTGATATGGGCACAAAAGAAATAAAGACTGATTTTTCAAAAATATCAAAATCATTATTAAGTAAATATGGCAAAAGTAGTGGAGAAGAAGCACTCGCCGAAATATATCTTTTTTACAAACAAAAGGGTAAGTCCAATATGCCTAAAGATTGGATAGATTTTTTTAACAAGTATTCAGAACAAAAGATTTGAACCAATAAAGGTTCAGAAAACAAGAGGGTAAGAAGATGACTCAAGAAAACGAGCAAGAAACACAAGAAACAGTGATAGAAACAGAGAACAATTCAGATTCCAGCAATGAATTGTTGCATGAAGTGATGGCAAAAAAAGAGAAGATAGGCAAACTTGAAACTCAATTAGCCGACCTAACAGCAAAAGAAGATAAACGGCGAGCAAAAGAAGATAAACGGCGACAAGATCAACTTGCAAAGGAAGGTAAGAAGGATGAACTGATTACCGAACTTCAAAACCAAGTTGAGCAATTTAAACCGTTTAAAGAAAGACTGGAAACTTATGAGACTTCCCGGAGAGCAACACTCATTGAAAAACTCCCGGAAAGTAAAAAAGAAAAATTTCAAAACCATCCTTTAGACGTATTAGAGGACTTGGTTGAAGAATATTCTCATAAATCTCCTTCAGTTGATAATAGTTCACCAAGTAAAATGGGTGGATTTGCGTCATTGGTTGAATGGGCACAAAAAGACCCAGCAAGCTATAAGAAGGAGAATAAAAAGAACAAAGGAATAACGCTTGGCTACTAAATACAAGCCATTTGGAGTTGATCTCGATCCCAAAGGAGAATTGAACGAAACAATATTGCCGGACGGTGATGTTTCGGGAGAAATCCGAGGTGAAAAAGTGAACTACGATTATGTTATTGATGAGCTTGAAGAAAGGGCAAACCGTGTTCAAAGCGGTAAAAAACCCGATCAACTCAAGTTCTTTTCCGGCGTTGGAGATAATAGAATCAATCAATCTCATCAGGCAGGGTGTGCCTGTTTAGTCTGTAGGATTAATTAGGATTTAATCATGGCAACAACAACCACTTCAGTTGCGGCTGGATCATTAGATAAGGTTATAGCGGATTCCGTTATAGCGTTTAATGAGGTAAACGTTATGTATCCATTGATTTCCGTAAAACAAGCCCCTATGGGTTCGATTACGGCTCAATGGGCTGATTACACAAAAGTAAACAGTTCAAGCGTTGCTGAAACAGCCGAAGGGACGGATCATTCAACCGTCCAGTCAATTACGAGTGCGGCTCGTTCATTGACAGTAATAGAGCACGTTATCCGTGCTGATTTAACAGACCTTTCGGTCATGGGTTCAGCCGATGACTTGTCAGGCAACACCGGAGATATTTTAGGTAACGCAGTCGGAGCAAAACTTGATTCCGATGGTGTTGGTCTATTCTCTGGGTTTTCACAAACCGAATCCACTGCTGGTACAGCCTTGAGTCTCGATCACGTTTTTGGTGGGATGAGACAGTTACGTGCCGCCGGTGCTCCTGCTCCCTACAATTTGATCATGTCTGATCAGGGAATTTGGGGTGCAAAAGGTTTGCGTTCTCTGTTAATACAGGGCGGAAACACCGGGTCTAACGCAGTTCCTCATAGCCTCTTGGGTTCAGAAGGTCAAGCCTTCATGTCCCGGGGATTTGTGGACACACTTGGATCAATCAACATTTATTTCTCTAATGAAATAAGTGATGATGTGGCTTCGGGTGGCGATAGTGCTTCTGGTATGTTCTCTGCTGGTGCTATTGGTCTCGTAGTGGGGCCTGAGGGCTTGTACCGAGTAGAACCGGAACGCAACGCTTCTAACCGTTTGACAGAATACGTGGCAACAGGTTTCTGGAAAGCTGGCGAAGTAAAAGACTCTTACGGAGTATATATTTTACACGACGTAAGTGCTTAAAGCTAAACAAATTGGGGCGGGTAACTCCGCCCCTCTCTTGGAGAGAAAATGAGAAACGAACAATTAAAAGAATATTTTTGCGATATTGCGGGTGTGAATACAAACCGAAGTTTTAATGATGCAATGAGAAAAGGTCTTGAGTCTCTCGGGTTTTCCGGTGGTCTCAATAAGATGCTGAAGGCATGGGCTGAAGATCAGGCGGGTGTGTCGGCTTCGATTACAGATGCTTTTCGTTTGGCAATGGCTGATATGGTAGGTGAAACATCAACCTTTATCGGTGATCTCGCTAAAGAATATACTGCAACTACTTGGAATACGATTCTTACCAAATGGGAAGATGAAGATCGTAAATGGAATTACATTGATTAACCGTACGGAAAGCCGTACTAATAAATATCATGGAAAGGATATAAAATGGCAACATTAACAGGTAAATCGGTAGCATCCACGTATAAGGATGTGCTGAAAATAAATTCCGCCAGTGATAACGCTGGCATAGACGCAACACTTAGAGCCGTAGAAGACGGCGATGCTACAACCTCGGCTCTCAAAATCTCAAGTGGAGCAATCCAAGTCGACAATATCAAGATTGACGGCAATACAATTTCATCAGAAGACGCTAACGGCGACATCGCACTTATGCCGAATGGGACAGGCAAAGTCGGGATTGGTGTATCTGACCCTGACGAAAGTTTAGAAATTAGTGGAAGTCTTAAATTTGGAACAGATGATACATATATTTATAATTCATCAGGGCATAAGTTAATGAGAATAAGAGCTAGTGGAATTGTTATTAATGAGGATGGAATATACACGTGTGATTTTCGTGTTGAGTCTGATACTTCCAATACTGCTTTTTTAGTTGATGCTTCTGAAGATATTGTAAGTATGGAGGGTGTTAACGTCGGAATTGGAACTGCGAGTCCCGATGGAGCTGGGTTACATATTCATTCTGCAACTGCTGGTTCTGTAACTGCTCATGCTAATGCAGATGAATTAGTAATAGAAGGTAGTGGTGCTACTGGAATTTCTATACTAACAGAAGCTAACCAAACTGGTGCTATTATGTTTGGAGTAGAAGAAGATACCCAAGCGGCTCGAATTACAAATGTTCAAAGTACAGGAATATTCACAGTTGGTGCTTGTCAAAGTTCTGGTCAGGTAGTGTTTGAATCTGGTACTGGAACTGAAGCAATGAGAATTGATGCCAGTCAAAACGTAGGAATTGCAATGACACCCAGCGGTTCGCACAAACTTGATGTAACTGGCTCGGCTGGATTAAGCACAGGAACAGCTTGGACAAATACTTCCGATGAACGAATTAAGACGAATGTTGAAACGATTGAAGGCGGTCTTGATAAAATCAA